TGCGTATAGCTGCGGCCTACCACACTACCCGTTTGGAAATATAAACGAAGTGCATCCTCAGGAGTATAGGCAGCGCCATTTCCCAAGTCAACTTCATTTAAGCCATCAGCATCAATGAATACCCCATCAGGCACAACACGAGAAATAACCTGCTGCAACTTCAAGTGAGTAACCTGAATCAAATCAGCAAAAGGAATCATCCTTCTAACCAACGAGTCAATGCTACCCTTGTACATACGAGGAGCAACAGCTACATAATTAGGAATAGCATGCTGAGCCGAGGACTTAGGGCGAACCATATTCTTCATCATCTCCCACTTCAACATAATATTCGTACCCATTACCATGATACCTTCGTACCATACGTCAATTCGCTTCTCAACCTTCTCGAAGTTACCCTCCTGCATCTTCTCTACAGGCGGATTGAATGTATCATCCTTCTCAATTACACGAGCACCACCATTCTCAAGATTCTTTTTCTTGTAAACAATCTTCTTGGTGGTCTTGTAATTGAAGTACATAAGAGTACAAGTGTCACGATAGAACAGGCTATCCTGATAAAACTGAGCCACGTTAAAATAATCATACCAAGATTGACTATACTTAGACACTTCCTCCATCTGCTCAGGAGTAATGGTCGGGTCAATCTTAACCAACTCAGTAATAGGAATGGTTTTAATCTCTCCCCAATAAAAGCAATCTCTAAAGTATGGGTCTTCAGTATAGCTGTACACCACATTCGCAGGGTCTACATAAGACAACTGAACACCTGAACCCTTCAAGAACTCATGCTTAGCAACAGCAATACCCAATACAGTCAGGTCATAATCAATTCGCTTGCGCAAGTCATAGTAATGGTTCTCTTCTAAGATAGTATTGATGGCTTCTTCTTCAGCAATCTCAATGGCAGGCTTATAGTTAAGCTGCATGTACAACGACAACTCTTCGTCATTGTTAGGCAACTCATCAGGGTTCATCATGAACGGGTCGAAGCCTGTCTTCTGCTGAACGATGGATAAGATTTCTTTACCCGCCATCTGCGTCTCAATCATCTCCTGATATTTGTTACGTTTGGATTGCGACATGGCATCTTGAGCACTAGCCTTGACCTTGAACATACGGTCAGACATACCATTAACAACAATATCAACAAACTTTGGAATAACAGGGACAGGAGTCCAATCTAAATTCAAATAAGATAAATCGCCATCAATAGCTAACTCATTCTTGTACTTGCCAACAGGCTGCTCTCCACGAGCATATAATCTTCTGTGGTGAAAATCTCTCCATTGACTGTAGAACCTACCCATAGTAGAACTATCTCTCTTAAACCACTCATACTGAATGGCTTGCCCTACTTGCAATCCGAACTCTTCGGTATTCTTTACCGAATCAGGAACGAACTGATTGGGGAAAGTAGACTGAGCTATATTAATCTTTACTTCCTTCATCGAATCAATTGGCTTGTATTGCCATCATTACTATACCTTGCAAAGTTAAGAACTAATTTCTTATCTTTTTTCTCTGCTTGATACAAGTGTTTTTGGTTGGCCATAATTGCTAAACCTGAACTAATAGAAGCGTCATACTTCGTCCTGTTGTTAATATCAAATTTAGCCCAATCTTCAAGAGTCCTCATGAATGGCATGTCACCAATTTCCGCAGGGTCTCTATATTTGCCTGATAGGTCAAACCCAACATACTGTTCTATGTACGATTCAATTGCAGCAGCATGTGCTTGGCGCACATCTTCTGATGAGTTTGGAATACCACCAAGCTCACGCTCCGTAACCGATAACTTTGCAATCGGCTTATCAGGTCTATTCATGGAGTACCCACGGTATCCCCTATTCTTTAAGTGGTATAATAGTCGAGGCTTATTGTTCTCAGCGAGGACAGGCATACCATAGAATACCAATGCCATAAGCACATCTTCAAAGAATATCTCTGCAGTCTGAGGACGAGCGATATACTCTAAGAAGAAATGATTAATCGGACCTTCATCCATGTGGAATTTAGTCATCCCGTGCAGCGACCCATTTGAACCACGTCCGTCTGTGACAGCAGAGATGTCGTAAGAGTCGCAACCAAATGACCCCATGTGCTCATTTGCAGGATACTTCATTCCATTCCTTACAATCATTCGGTTCTGATACCCCGCAGGAGGAAACCAAGAGACTAAGAACCTACCCCTTTGGTCAGGCGTGAAGATAACTTCACTATCAGGTTTCCCTCCCCTCCAACTGAAACTTCCACGGGTCAAGTGTTGAGCTTCAATCCTTGACTCGTTGAAGTCAATCTGCTGATAAATCTTAGTCAAACTAAACAATGCCGTCTTACTCTCATCCCTAAACGCATGAGACTCAGTCCGAGGGAACTGACGGTAGTATTCATTCAACGCATCAGCGTCATTCTTCAACGACTCTACCTCGGCCTCCCAATAGTCAATAGCACCATTAGTAATCTTCTCGCCATCAACGCCCATGATAAACGCCTCAGGCTTTCTAAGAACAGGCATACCATACCTGTCAATGAATCCTTCCATATTCCACTCCATAGGAATAAACAAAGAATACAACCCACTCTTGGTCTGACCATTACCATTTCTAGCATGCACATTTGAATCGTAGTACAAGTCTTTGAAGTTACTACCACCCTTGGCTAATGCATTACAGGTAGAACCCATCATACACTTGCCAATAATCTTACTACCAATCCTAAGACACGTCTTTGTTACACGCCAATTATTCTCAATGCTATTTGGTTTCAACCACTTACCACTCTCATCATGCACTAAAAGCTTTAGCTTCTCACCGTCATAAGAGTTGTCGTCCGTATTCTTCCAATCTATCGTGGTGTTCAACCCATCAATCACATCGTCATCATTCACCGTTGTCATATTCTTGCGTGTAATCTTCGACGCAGGGATACGATATGCAAGCTCAGTCTTCGGTTTGTCCATACCATCCATAATAGGACGGAAGAAGAATGGTAACTTACTATTGATAGGCACAATCTTATCGGTGAACATCTTCTTGGCATCAGGCCCTGTCTTTGACAATACGCCAACCCTAGCATTCTTAGAGATAGTTCCAACATTCACAGACTCAGATGCTGACATGAACGAGAATCCTGAACGACGAATCTTTAGATACACCATTCCAAAGCACCTATGGTCTGCCTTACAAGCTTCCCAAAACAACCAAAGGATTCTGTTGGCTTCACGATAGTCAGGATAACCAACGTCAATACTAGACCACTGCAAGTACATGTAGTGAGAACCCGTGATATATGTTGGTGTCCCGTTATTCATAAACCAATACCCTAACTCCCTATAGTCAAACTCACGCTCAATATACCCTACCCATCGTGACTTAAACTCAGATGGCATATCGTTCCATTGGAAGATGGACTGAATACGTGTTAACTCTTTAGGTAACTGACGACGTTCCCAATACTGCTCACTAGGTGCAGACGACCTACGCTCTACATCTTTCGGAACTTCAGGCAAAGCAATAGCCAACCCTCTGATATTAATAATCTCACCGATGCAACCTGTCTTTGAGATAACGACCATGTCGTAATCCTCGTTATACCCGTATTTCCAACTGCGAAACTTATTCTTACTTTGGATTGTCTTGTCAGGAACGTAATTACTTAGAACCTGTATTAGCTCGTCTTTCGGCAAAGCCTTGTTTTGAGTCTTCATAACTTATTCCTTTACGTTCCATTTCAATAGCTTCCTCTTCAGCTTGAAGCCTGTTCAATATTTCAAATGCATCGAACAATGCCAACTTCTTTGTGGCTGCTGCATTCTTTAACTTATCCGCAGACAAGTCTTCTTCACTATTATTGATAATCTTATCACGAGCAACTTCAATCAGCTCGTCAACGGCAGCATATCCTGCCTCAATAATCTTTGATTTGATTTGTACCTTATCTCTCATTTGATTCTAAATTTTTCATATTTACTTTTTGACAATGGATTATGAGGAAAGAATCTTATATACCTAACGAAGCTATCTCCAACAACAGGTATCAAATACCATGCATCATAATCATATATGTAAACAGCAACCTCGTCAATCAAACTACTGTTATATCTTTTCCCATTGGTACTCATACCATGAATAAGATTTACAACATAACTATCCCTTAATTTAGAATATGAGTTGGTAGACTTCACTTGAACTCTACTAACTATACCTCCCCTATCCACGATGAAGTCATAGTTGCACCCATCCATAATTGGCTTAGAGACAATATGCCCCATCTCAGTGCACAATAAAAGGAATTTTATTTCTGCAATATTGCCTACTCTAAGGCTCATGCTTGCAAATATAAACAAAAAACCCGTGTGTTTCACAACAGACGGGCTTCAAACTAAACCAAAACAAACAATATAGAAAACAGAAAAACCTTTTAACTTCCACAACCAAAGCACTCATAAGGAGAGTCATTTGGCTTTTCAGGATTTTTTACGCTATTAATTAATTTCTTAATTTCTCCAATCTCAGCCTGAATCTGAAATTGCTCGTCATTCAATTCGCCTGTAAGCTGCGACTCAAGGTGCTTAATCTTCCAATCAAATGCTTCAACATCTTCTGCATTCATTGGCTTTAAGTACTTCGTCATAGCTTCATTGTGATTTGATGGTCAAATATACGATACATTTTCTTATCGTCCAAATAAAATTCGTATTCACTTTCAGGAGTGAATGAAATTAAATCTCCTTTGTTGATTCCTTTCTCTCTAAGATACTCATTCGGGTATTCCATTACGCCAATAAAGTCAGTATCTTTTGCATAGTTCTTCAATGACATTCCCTCATCTACTTTCGTAGGGGATACAAAGCAATACTTACTATGCGCATTCCACTGCCCATCCTTACAATACATAAAGAATTGGTCAACGTCAACAAAGAACATGTCATCAAATAGATAACTACGTCCACTCCTACGTCTACCCTTCATGTCATTGTAGAACTTGAATACATTGTGGTGAACCAATAAGAGGTCGCCCTCAGCAATCGGCCCATCATACCACAATGGCGTAGATACAACTACAGCTTTACGATTGGATACTCTAAAATCTTCTTCTGAAGAAGATAAGAAAAAATCAACGCCGCCAATAGACTTCTCATTGTCATAGCGCTTCCCACCTAATGGCTTTACGATAAAATAGAATGGTGATTTCATTTAAAAGTTTATGTTATACTCAACAACAATTGGCATCATCTGTGTAAATTCCTTCCACAAAAATACTTCTTGATTGTTGTTTATAACATACACCTCAAAAGAATTTTTTAAAGTGTTAAACTTTATTAGATGAATCTCATGAGTGCTATCAAGTACCTTCTGTCCCATAAGGTAATGCATCGCACCACCCTTATAGTCAGGCCCAATAGCTATCTTCCTGATATTCATTATGGTAATACAATTGATAACGCCTGAATAGCGGTATTATAATAAATATCACCAACAACTAATCCATTTGCAGCAGCAGTATTACTATCAATGAATGATGGCAGATTAATCATATTAATCAACTCAGTCTTAATTTCAGTACGTCCATTAAACTCTACGGCATCTTGCTCAACAACAGAACTTGTAAATGTAAAAGCATTGTTACCCCCGCCAATATTCAAATCTCCTGTGAATCTCAATCCACCTGTAGTAGACATTAGTCCTGTAAAAGTAGCAGTAGCACCTGTTACTGAATTTACAGATGATAAAGATGACCCTGATATAGCACCATTTGACTGAACGCTTGCAGCTACAACAGTACCATCAATAAGTGCTGAGTCAGCAGAAATCTCACCTTGGACAATAACATCTCCTGTAGATGTATTCCCCGCAGCAGTTACCTCCATTAAAGTTTTGGCAGGCACTTGCTCACCAATATAATCAGTTAAATCACTTACAGTAAAGTTTTTAGTAGACCCATCAGAAATGTCAGTGCCAATAAGTTTATCACCTCCTGCAATTGCCCCATCAATAGAGTATGTTCCAATCTTTGCCATTATGTAAGTGTCAATAAGTACAACGTTTCATTAACTAATCCCAACATTTCCTGCATAATATTCTGCAAATCATCAGGATAGTTAGGCATCTCAGCCTCAATCGTCTGCTGCATCATCTTCATGTGATTAACAGCGTCCTCAACCTTAGACTCAGGTATAACAATCTGCAATCTCTTGTTGCGACCAAAGTACTTCTCAATAAATGAGTCAGTCAAGTCCAAGATATTGTCGTAATAAGCACCTAAAGCCTTATGCTCAGCAAAAGATGTGGTATTTAAATGCGTTAAGTGCATTGAATCACGTGATTGAAACAACAATCCCATGAATTTTTGTGGAGTCATCGCCATTATTCTTTCTCTTCGTAGGTTATCTCACCTGTTTTTAAGTTAATGATAGCATCTGCGCCATACTTCTCAATGAGAGACTTCTCTTGAGCGTCAAACTCACGCTTCATTGCAGAAATATCGTTAAGCAACATACTCTTTTGAATCTCTAAGTCACCTAATCCCATCTTTGCCTTGGCAAAATTGGTATTCAACTCGGTCAATAGAGATAATTCTTGTTCAGTTAAGTGTGTCATTGAATTTTATTTTTTACAAAGGTATCAAATTTTTCTGAGAACCAAAATAACTATGGCTAAAAGTACAAATCCACCCACTACAGAGAAGATTAACCACTTCTTCCACGCTTCATCGTCCTTATTCTGCTTCACCTCTCCCTTTGTCACCACCTCTTGCACCTGTCGAATGGTCTGCTCACGCAATCTTACCGTGTCATACACCGTCTTAGTTACAATTTTAACCGAATCACGTAAGTATCTGTACTCATGCTTGATTAATTGCTTAGATAAACGCATTTGTTGTCGGGTACTAAGACCATCAATAGGCAAAACAACACGATTTGACTGCATATACACAGTACCTGTGGTGTCATCAATAGGTTCGTGCAAGTGAATCTTACGACAACACCCCGTAAATACCAACAATAGAAGCAAGTATTTCATTTTGTTTCGCTCTGACCTCGTTTTAATTTAGATTGAATGCTATCGTAAAGACTATATCCGTACAAAATCTTGAAGCTCTCGTCAATACTCTTCAACTCTACCATGGCAATCACGCCAACAATAATCTTTGAGTAAGGAACAGAGCCGTCCATCACATACTTCTCAATCATAAAGACCGTAAGCACCGCTAAATTATACAGCAATATCTTTGAGATGGAGTGACCCATCTTACGAGAAGAGATTTCCTGCTTTGACCTATACGCACGATAGATACCAAAGATAAAATCACAAGCAATTAGAATACTCACCGTCGCAAACAACGGAACAATTGGCGATAACACAGCACCAAGAGCAATAGCAACATTAATTACCCACTGCTTCATACTGAATCTCTCTATAAGGTTTATCAATAGCTTCAGACTCCCAAAGGCGATAGCCTTCTTTCATCATACCAACTGCTTCCTCGTATGTCAAACCATACGTCATATTCATTTCTAAATCACTAACTGCGTATATCATGGTTTAATAATTTCAACGTAAGCATACTCAACGGTAAACTGCTGAGAAACAGCAGCATTCCCATTAAAAGAAAACACCATTGCTGATGATGTTATATTAGGAATTGTTACAGTTGTAGCAGAAGATGTATTTGAGCCATAACTAGGGTTTTGCATAGAAGCAAATCTCATTGTTGTATTGCTAGTAATAACAAATACGCCTTCTGCCTGTAAATTTAAAACTGATGATGATAATGTTGATGCATATCCTATAATAGAACCTGTAGTCCCTGCAGTAGATGCAACTCTAACTCGTGCAGTTTTAGTATTACCCGAAGTAAGTGAATATGAAAAATTAAGCTTTATAACATCACCAATACTAAGACTACCTGATGGCAATGATATTGAAGTAATTACAGCCTCAGTAGCAGTAGTTAAACTTGTTGATGCATTAGTCTTTACACCTGCTATTATTTTTTTAGGAATTAAAGTTTTATCAAAAACTCCCGAAGTAATCTTACTAGCATCTAATGAAGGAACATCAGAAGTAGTAATTAATCTAAAAGATATAGTTCCATCCAATATCTTTGTGGTATCACCATCAGTGCTGATTGAATTTTGTTTGCCTGATATTTGAGTTTGAATATTTGAAGAAACACCATCTAATCTCTGAAGCTCAGCATTTGAAAGTACAACAGAATTATTTCCAACTCTCAATTGACCATCTAAACTTAATGACTGAGGAATATAAACTTGACCATTAGACCTATTTAAATATAATGCAGATGACAAAAGCGTGCCCGCATCATTATAAAAATTCAACGATAAATCTTGAGCAATTCCATCAACAGTAAATG